ATCGGAGGATAACGAAATTGTTATCTTATCCGAATAGGCTTTCGTTTTCAGTGGAGCCGTTGCCAAATATAGAATCAAATAACTGCTCTTCAGTAGTTCTTGTTTCTCCTACATTATTGGCTTGGCTATTACTGGTAGGCATATTTCGGACATTTCGCATCTGACTCAACACTTCTTCTTGAGCAGATTCTCTAATATTAGCCGCTTGTTTATCACGATTTAAAACATAATAAATATCATCAAGCGTTAATTTGTGAGATTTAGCCTTTGTAACCATATCTTTAAATTCAGCTTCACCCATTCCTGTTTTTTCACGGAAGGCTGCTTCCTCTTCTTTTCTGGTCTTGGCTGCTTTTGCAGCTACGGCTTTACTTCTCTCTCCTTCAAGTACTTGACTAATCCTTTGTTGAACTATTGAGTCAACATGGGCGTTCATTACTTTAGCGGAGTCTGAATCTGGCTCTGAAACAGCTTCATTCGCATCAAACATAAAATCTTCATCTAATTCCAATTTTTCTTGAATTGTCTGAGCTGGTTTACCGCCACCTTCAAAATAATCACGAACATGGTCTACCAAACCACTATCTTCTTTCATTGCTTGTAGAACTGGTACAAAAGGCTCAACCTCTTTATACTGTTCTTTAAGCCTGATAGCTTCTTTACTACTATCTGAGTATCGTTTTTTATATGGATTGCTATCATCATCCCATATATCCGTTTCTTCTGGGACAGCTGGTTCTTCCTGAGCATTTGATGTTTCAGGTTGCTGTGTTGCCTGTTCGGATTCAGTTACTTCATATGTAACATCATTTAACTCTCTATCTAAAGAATCAAAAAATTCTCCAACCTTAGAGTCCTCTACTTTTTGTATTTCTGAACGTTGTTCTATTACGTCAGTATCGCCTAAATCAGAGGAGTTACCTGTGGTGTCAAAAGTTTCTGACATATTATCTCCATAATGAGTTATTA